TTAGCGGACAGTGACTTAACTACATCAACAACGTCTTTAAACGCTTCATCACTAAGTTCTTTAACTGCTTTGAATAACTTAGCAGAAGCTTCATCTTCTTTAAGAGCAGCTTTAACTTCATTTTCACGAGCTTTTTCAATACTAGCTTTTTCTTTAGCTTTGAATAACTCAATTTCTTCTTTAGCTTTTTGAATATCAGCTAGAGCTTTTTGTAATTCTACTTCCTTAGCTGTAACATCAGCATCATACTGAGCTTTAGCAATAGTCTCTTGTGTCATTTTATTTTCCTGTGTGTCGGCTTTAGAAGCCTTAGATTGTTGAGGCTCACCGCCACCATTATTAACATCTTTCTTAACTTCTAGTTTTGTGAAAGACTTTTCAATAAATTCTTGATCTTTTAATAAGTTTAAATATTGTTCTTCTGTTAAAGCACTAATGAAATCTGTACTACCTTTAGCAAGAGTAGCTGATTTAAGAATCTCAATTCCTTGTAGTTGTTCTGATAACCATTGCTTACGATCTTCATCTGTAGCACGAGTTAAGGGGTCTCCCCAGTAATCTAAATTACCTTCTTTAGCTGCTTTCTCTCGATACCAACACCAAAAGCTTTCTTGTTCGTATTCACCGCTATCATCTTCACTTGGAGTATAACCAAATAAGGTAGCTAAGATTTCTGCATCATCTCCCCAAATATGGAAGAACTTCTCTAAGAAATCAGGAAGTGATAATGTAACTTTAACTTGACTAGCTTTTTCAATAAACTCAGGAGAACGGTTGTCAACAGATTTCATAACTAATGTCTTATAGCCTGAAGCAGCTCCACCTTGAGCTTTATGCACCAATGCTAGGTGAGCACCTTCGTGTTCAAATGTAATATCTGTGAGCTTTCGTTTAGCTTTCACTTTATCAGTCATCTTGACCCTCTTCTAAATTTTCAGCATCAGCCTTAGCTCCAATTGAAACGCCAGTGTAACTGCCAGCCCTAACTTCTTCCCAAATGGAATCGTCTGTAAACTGCAACACTGACAACCAACTTCCTGCTTTAATAATTGTCTCACCCATTTTCATATCAACTGGTGCAATATAACTTTCAGCAACAGAGAATGTATCTGTATCGAAAAGATGCAAGAGGTTTGCTTTACGACAGTAGGTGTTGAAGTTATGACAAGCTTTACGAACTTCATTAGCGTCATATACATCCCCGTGTAAATCAACTTCATCAGGAGAGAGTACAAGGAATGTTGCTTGTTTTAATTCTTCATTTGCTTGTTTAATAATAGGAATTGTTGTCTTCTTAGGACGCATATACTTACCCTTATTATTGTAGTTGAGTAAGCTTATATTTATTATGTATAGCAATCAATGTTGCTCATAGCTGTATTATATAACTAAGAATTTTGTTTGTAAATACTTTAATTAAATATTTTTATAAATATAAGCTTTTATCATTACTTTTGTTTATTGTTTAGCAAAGGTAAGTTACCCTGCAATTTCATATTGCTACCCTGCGTTATCTAAGTTGTTGTCGTTATCATTACCTGTACTAGCTGTTCTTCGACTTCCCTCTAAAGGATTGTCTAGCTCTTGTCCTGCTTTACTTGTATTGTCTGTCAATAACTCTGACAAGTCTGCATCTTCAGGTAAAGCATCTAAACCAAGTAGATTGAGTACACGGTTAACAACAGGAAGTGTCTTAGGTAAGATACCAATACTACCAACACGCTGTAAAAATTTTGATGTTTCCTCTAATGAAACAGATTCAAGATCATCAACAGCAATGAAAGGTAATCGTGTCATCTCCCAACCGTTCATGCGAGCAATTAGAGGGATTAAATGATGATTTACTACGTTGCAAATCTCTTTGAGTTTTGATTCAATAGCGATAGCCGATAGACTATTCTTAATATTACCTAGAGCATAACTACCTGTACTACCTTGCCCCATAATTAAAAGATCAGCACTTAAAGCTGTAAGGATAGCGTTACTGTAGTATTGCTTAATGTTTGTTGTGTCATAAGCTTTGCCGCCTTCGTTCTTTAACAACTCAAACTTAAACAGGGGTTGTTTTGTTGTTTCATCGTAAGCTAGAGGCAATACCATACCTGATTGTTGGTTTTGTTGGATGTTACGAACAATATTCTGCCATTCACGATACTGTGCTTTGGTTTCATCGGCATCTTCTGCCATAATTTGTGGAGGAATCCATGCAACAGGAACGCCTGAAAGATCACGGTTCAAGCCCACGCTTTCGAGTTCTTCTACAGCAGTTTTATACTTCCATGAGTAGTAACAAGCTTTGAGAGGGGAATCACCGACAGGTGAATCTTTATTCTTACCTAAACGGAATAGCAAAAACTTCTTACGTGGGATTGTAATTTCTTCACCTTTAGATGAAAGTAATACTTGCCCACGTTTACCTGTCTTAGCTACTGTTTGAGTTAAACCAATAAGATTTTGTTCTTCGTCATAATTCCATTTAGAAATACTATCTTGAGAACGGATAGGTAATTTTCTAATACCAATCTTACCATCATTGAACAAACTTCCTTTAGAGTGCAATCGTTTCCGAAGTACAATCTCATTCACACAGAAACCGTACTTGTTCATACTAGCAACTTCTTGAATGAAGTCTTGCCAAGATTGACCATCCATATCTTCAAATAAGCATTCACGAATGAAGTTAGCATAAGCTTGTTCTTCTTCACTCGCTTGTGGATGTGGTTTAACTTCAAAGTTAGCTTTAAGCATCATGTGCTCATAGTAATTCAAAGCTGAAGCTACTGTAGAATCATAACCCATTTGCTTGTACGTTAAGATACTTTGTGGGAACTGCAACTCTCGTTTTAATTCTTCGTTGATCTGCCCGTTGCTAACTCTTAAACCTGTGTAACCTAATTGCTGAATAGTAAAGCTTAGAGATTCTTTCGATGCTTTGGTCACATCTACAGGTGTACTAGCACCTACTGTTTCACCCATGTTTTATTCCTTGCATTAAAAATCCCTATTGAATGGGTTATCTTGCGTAAATGAAGTTAGGTGGAAAGAGGGTAGTACCATTTGTCTACTGATATGATTGAACGCATCAGAGGTCGAATCGACTTGATCGTCATGTCCTTTCCTACCACCATCGAATTGCTCTAACTCGTTTAAGTAATAGGTATTCCATTGCTCTTCTACAGAGTAACCTTCGTCACTCACATACTGAACATAACCCGCTTCTGCCATAGCAGCGAAAGCACCAAAACGTAGTACCTTATTAGCTTTAGGTTTAACTAGCCTTACGGTAAAACCAAACTCAGCTAATTTAGCTTGCAGTGTTTTAGCATAGCTTTGTCCACCTGCACCTGCATCTAGTGGTAATGTAATAATTACATCCCTACCATCAGCAAGAGCTGTTTTAAGGATTAACTCCTCGACACCTAAGAACTTCTTACGACAACGTACTACATGCTCTACTGTATAAACTTTATTCTTATCTTTTGACATAAGAACCCCTGCTGTATAATCGGGGTCTCTGTATTTTTCACTTGGTTCTGATGCAGCTAAATCCCAAGCTCTTACTCTCTGTACTACATGTATAGGAGGGTGTTTAATCATCTTAACCCAAGCACGTTTAAAATACCCTGTACCTTCTTCACGAGCTGTCCAACTACCATAAAGTAGTCTGTCTTGTTCAACACGAGATTGTTCTTTTAACTTACCAATATACGCTTTAGAGATGTATGGGTTATCGTAGACTGTACTACCAATAACGCACATTGAAGTGATACCACTATCTTCTCCTGAACCATAAACAGCTTCAGCTCCTTTTCGTGTAGCATACCAATCTAAACTGCCATCACGTTGTTTGACGAAGTATCGTGTTACGCCACGTTTATCAGGATCAGGAATACCCGTTTCTGGGTCTAACCACCACCATACCCAATCTTTTAAGAATGAATCACAGTGAGGGTTTGTTGCCATACATAAAGAAGCTTTATGATACCTTTCAGCATCAGCGTTACGGTTACGAGAACGGAGATAAGTAATCATCTCTTCTGTAAATTCTGTTGCTTCATCGAATGCAATGTAGTCTGCTTGTAGACCTTTAAACTTCTCTTTTGCTGCTTCGTTCTCATAGTGAGAAAACTGCAATGAAGCTCCTGTTGAGAAGATTAATTTACGGTCTTTAATTTTAATTTTTAGGTTGGGGTCAACTCTGCTATATAAAGCGATAGCGTCATCCCAAAGACCACCTTGTTGTAATAGTTGTGTAGATGTCCTACGGAAGATTACACCCCTTGAATAAGGGCAACTGATATATCTTAAAAATCTTAATAGAATGGAATATGATTTACTACTACCAGCACTACCACTGGCAATAGTAATATCTGCCTCAGAGTTAATGAACAACTCTTGTGGTTTACTAGCAGGAGCAATTACGTCTCTTTCTTGTTGCATTTCTTGTTGCATTTCTTACCTACTTTATATTGTAGAGGGTATTACCCCTCTGCTACTTTAAATGAAATGATTGGAGCTAAAGTTTCTTCTTTATCGTCTACAAATTCTGCACTAGCGTTAATAGGTTTATACAGATCATCCATCATGTCTTGATATGTTTTCATAATAAACACAATAGCTTTTAATCTTGAAGCTTCCGTTGTTGACTCATCATCAATCATTTCATCTAGTTTTCTAAGAGCTTTACCATTTAAAGGTTTTAAGCGTCTTAATATTTGTTTAAACTCTTTCTCTCTATATTCTGTTCCACTAAGAGACTTAGGATTAACTAAGTCTTTAGCAGAACCCCTGCCTTGTGGGTTGCCACTTTTTCCTTTAACAAAGGGCATTAGATTTCCTCACTAAATTTTGGTAATAACCCTGATCTATTAAAGATCAGGGTTGGATGTGGTTTGTTGGGTTAAACAGCTTTCACAAACGAAAAAGCAACGTCTCTAATTTGTAAGTATCCGTAATCAGAAGGGTGAACAGCGTTGCTTTGTGTGAATATTGTTTTTGGGTTTCTACTGTTTACAGTTTGCGCCACGTCCGTAAACGGGAAGTTTTCAACAGCATCAACATTAAAACCTGAACCGACAAGATAAACCCCCGTATTTTCCTTGTTCTTGTAGTAATCAACCAGCTTTCTGTTCCATGTTACGATATTTCGCTTTGCTCTCCATGAAGTGTAATTACTTGCGTAGTTAGCTCCGAACGCATCTTGCGACGCATATGTCGGTGCCATCATTAAGCCAATTTTTACATTAGCATTAGCAGCCTTGATTGATGCAATAAGACTATCTAGTTGAGCAAAAGCTGTAGTTGTCAGCGTTTCAACTGCTGCATCAGAAGTCATCTGGAAGCTGTCATTCACACCCAATTGAATTAACACATAGTCAGGTGTGGCAAGACTATTTGTAGTTAAGTATTGAGGGAAATTTATAGCACCACCAATCCAGAATGGATTTCCTGGCTGAGACTGGATATTACTGAAAGCAATACTTGCATCACCAGCACTAGCATTCTGCTTCACGAGTGTGCCTGTA